CAGAAGTTGAGCAGCGCTTCTGTGCCGCCAATTTGGGCGCTCTTGACGAATACCACTCGCTCGCACGGCTCGGACGGCGAAAGCGAATCCATCACCTCACGGAGGTACGGCGTGCGGTCCGTGCGCCAGGGCCCGGGCTCCGGCGAGGTATTATCCAGAACTCGGTAGCGGTCCGCCCATTCGCTGACCGTCAGCCGCGGCGGGGGGAGTAGCGCGGAGCAGGCGCGGTGCCAGGTCCGCTCAAGAGTGTCAGATTTCGCCATGCGCGGCCCTCAGCGCCTCCTCGATCGCCTCGCGGAGCATCGCCCGCACCTCCACCTCGGGGCGGCCTACAAGAATTGCAGCCAGGCGGTCTGGCAGGGCCAGAAGCCTGTCTCTCAACATGGCCAGCCCGGCGGCCCAGCGCTTCTCTACAGCGTCGGCGTCCAGCAGCGCGCCGGCCAGCCGCCGGTTCTGCATCTCTCGATACTTCGCCAGAGCGCGCTCTTTGCGCAATCGCGCCCGGGCTAGATCTTGACTGACTGGCTTTGCCTTACGTCCCATGAATGTTCACAAAAAGAACCGGCGGGGCATGCCCCCGCCGGTGCGGTTAGCCCAGGAAGGAGGTGAGTGCCGCCGTGAAGCGCACATGCGCCTGGGGAGGCGGCCCGCATGTTCATGCCCCCAAAAGTCGTTCGGCGTTGGAGCTTACGCCGCTGGGCCTGTGATGCCATGAACGCCCAGCTTGATGTCTACACTCGTAGCGCCGTTGCCAGCAGCCTTGACGGCAACACCCACCAGCGGTTTGCTGCCAGTTCCGGCGGTCACAGTCAGGTAGCCGTTGGTGGCGTCCCAATAGAGCAGGTCGCCGGCGGCCACCACGTCAGCAGCCTTCTTGGGTAGCGTGAATACGCCCTCGGTCACCACCTCAACGGGCTCACCTTGGGCTGCGTCGTAAGCGGCCACGCCGCGGATGGCGCCAACCGTGACATACTGCCCGCTGACTACAGCAGCGGGCGCCGTGACAGTGATCGTGTTGCCTTGTTGAACGTAGTTCTTCATTGAAGTCCCCTCGAACTCTGAATCGTGAATACTTTCGCCTGGCCCAGCGCCGTCAGCCGCGCAATCTCGCGGTCGATGGCCTGAAGGGCTTCGGACTGCCGGGCGTATTCGATGCTGCGCTCGCCAAATTGAACGCGGGCGATGCCCAGCGTCTTGACAATCTTATCCCGCTGTGCCTGAAGATCAGCCAGGGTCATGCGCTATGCTCCGGGATTCTTGTAGGCGCCGCGGTGGTCAATCGCCCCTGCGCCCAAATGCCACACCACGCGGAACTCGGTTCCGAGGGTGTTCCAGCCCGGGCGGCTCTCGATCCACGGACCCTCGTAGCCTTGCAGCTCCGCATACTCGAACACGGGCGCCTCGTCCGGCGAGCAGAAAAGGTACCAGGCAGCCGCCTGATTCCGCGCATCGAGGCGCGGCTCCACCAGCGGAACCAGGCCGCGCGCGGCGGTCTCCGCCTCGGCCGCATTGGTCGGATACAAAGTCGCCAGCAGCTTGTCCACCGTGGTTTCGAGCGCCGCCGGAATCAGAATGTAGCGCGGAGCAGCGCCAATCGGATTGCCGGAAAGGTCGGTCTGCTTGCGGATCGCCAGCTTGGCGGCCCCGATGGTCGTATCGCTCGGCGCCGCGCCGGAAGCAGCCAAATTGGCGTGGTCGGCGTGGAACACGGCCTTACCGTCGGCCAGCTTCGGGTTGCTGACAATCGTGTCGATCAGGAAACTGGTGAACCATTGGCGGGCGCCACGGGCGATTTTGGCGCTGATGTCGGCCAGAGCGCCGATGTCGTCATTCACCAGCGCCTGGAAGGTGATGGCAAACCCCTTGGCATAGCTCGCAAGGCGGTAGCTCGCCAGCTCGCGCCCCTCGATGGTGCCAAAGGTCACCTCGCCGCTCTCGGCGACTTGGGACAGCGCCGGTCCATCGCTCACTTCCAGGATATGCCGCTGCCGGAAATCCGCCATGGTCGCGCGCCGGAAGATCTGCGTGATCGGGCTGGGCGCCGTGCGCAGCGGAAACAGCGCCTTGTTGAAGACCTCTTGAAGCAGCACACTGAAGTCGGGAGTCGTGTGCATGGCCCGGGTCAGCACCTCCGCGGGGCTGCCCAGCGTGCTCAGCCCGCGCTCGCGGAGAATCTCACGGGCGAAATCAGCCAGCCGGTGGTAAGCGTACTGGCGACCGGCCTCGGGCTTATGGCCCGGAACAACGCGGGTCGCCAGACCGTCCGCCATGCGCTCGATTAGGCCGTCGGCGTGATCGCGGGTCATCGTCGCGGCCGGCGTGCGCGTGTCAATCAGCGGTTGCGATTCGGCAACGCGCTTAATCAGCGCCGTCCGCACGGCATCAAGAGAATTGTGCTGCGCTACGGCCTCGTCGGCTGCCGTCTCCGGCAGCGCCAATGCCGCAGCGATATTGCGGGCCTGCACCAGCAGGTCGCTATTCGTTTCGGTCTGCATTTGTCCTCCAGTTTTGGAACGAACTTGCGCGCCCGGATCGGCTCCGAGCGGAACGAATGAAATCTCTCGCGGCGTCCAGCGTTCGGCAAGCTTCACGCGAGCGCCGTTCTCGCGGGTCTCCCGCCAGGTCTCCACCGTGTAGCCCACGCTGACGTTGCGAATGACGCCCGCGCGAACATCGGCCGCGATGCCCTGAACCTCCGGGCGGGTTCCAAACCGCACCACCGCCTCGCCGCGGGTGCCGTCCACGGATGCGTCTTCAACAACGCCCAGAATGGCCTCGACGCCCGAATAGTGATCATGGTTGTTCAGCACCGGCGCGCCGCGGAATTGCGACAGGTCCACCGCTTCGGGCGCCAGGCTCAAGCGCTCGATGTAATCGCCAGCGATGTCTCGCCGGCGAACGTCAGCGCCGGTCGAGAAAATGACGTGAACCGTATTCCGGTCGGTATCGAAGGTCTCCGGCTGGAACACCGCCGCGCGCGTCAACATCTCACCTGCCATTTCGATACCTCCTGTGTTTCGCCGCCCGCAGGCGGCGGAAAATCTCCTGAGACGCCACAGCCCGGTCTACCGGGCTCGGGCTGCGGCGCGACAGATAACACAAGTCGGCAAACTCCAGCTCGCGCGGAGAAACGCCCTGCCATTTGCCACCAGTGAATTCCGCGGGGATGAGCCAAACCCGGCGAATCATTGCTGCGCCTCCTGTTCCGTAGCCGTCGGCGTCGGTTGTCCCTGTTGCGTCGTGCGCCGCGGGTCAGAGTCAAAGACCAAGCCCAGTGCATCCGCCCGGGCGGCGTCCGCCGCAATCTCGGCGTCCACGTCTTCGGCGCGCCATCCAGTCCGCCCCACGATCTCGCTCCGGCTCGCAAAGCCGGCCCGCACGCGCAGTAGGTCCGTCAGCACTTCCGCCCGGCGGTCGAGCATTTCAATCTCGGGCGCCACCCACCGGCGCACGGTAACGTCGCCCTCGACCACGCCGGCCGCCCGGCCCAGCTCTGCCCAGCGCCGCACCACCGGCTCGCATAGCAAGGGAACCAGTAGGCCGTACTGGATACTCTCGATGGTCCGCCGGAATTCCAGCAGGCCGGCCCGGCCACTGGCGAACGTCACTTGTGACAGGTCGCCACTCAGCAGCTCATATGGGATGCCCAGTCCGGCGGCGATGCGCCGCATCTGCGCGCGGACGAAGGGGTCGAACGCGCTCTCAATCTGCGGCGGCTCGGAGAACTCGATGTCTTCTCCGGGCTGTAGGCGGACCATACTGCCCGGCTCCAATGCCGGAACCTGTCCGGCCTGGGAAAGCGGGTTGCTGCCGTCCGGCGTGCGCACAAAGCCGGTGAATAAGGCCGCGGTCCGGCTGCGAGTCAGTGCCGCCTCGAGGTAGGTGTCAAGCTCGCGCAAGGCGATCAGCACCGGCGCTAGCCACGATACGCCACGCTGCGCACCAGGGGCCAGCGGGCGGTAGACGTGCAAGCAATCGGTAGCTGGCACATAAACCGATTCGAGGTTCGCGCCCGGTAGCGCCGGGGATTGGCGGTATAACCAGTAACCCGCCGGCCGCAGGCCGTCGTAGCCGATGCCGGCGAATGTCTGACCGTCAGTCCGGCTCTCGTCCAGGTACTCCGGACCGAGTACTTGCAGCGTCAACGGGACGCCCGGCGCCGCCTCGTCTACTCGCAGCACCACAAACGCCTCGCCGGCCACCACCACGGTCTG